ATATAAAATTCAAGTTCAGAGCTAGTATAACAATTTTATTCTCAAATTTCTTGAACTCTACCGTAAATACCGGTGAATAACTCATCCAATTAGATTCATCTCGATAATGAAAAAAATAAAAACCACCGAAACTAATCTCACGAAAGGGAATGTTCTGGACCTCTTTATCACTACCTCGATATTTATTATAAAAAAATACAGAATTATTTTTATAGGCATCTGCGGTAGATACCTTTTTTAGATTATTATCTGATTGAACTTTATCTAGAAGAATTCCCATTTCTTCTATATATAAAGATATGTTAAACCAAAAACCTACTAACACACAGAAATACCATCAAGGATTGTATATTCCACAGAATCGTGATAAACTCATTAAAGCTAACAACGAAGGTGGCGTCTATTATAGAAGTGGTCTTGAGAAAAAAATGATGATCTATCTAGATCTTAATGATAAAATTTCAAGGTGGTGCTCAGAATATATTAAAATACCTTATGAGAAAACCGAATGGAGTTCTGTAAGAAAAGATTTTGAGACAACCCAACATACTTATTATCCTGATTTTTACTATGAACTTTATAAATCAGACGGTAGTCTTTCTAAAGTTGTAGCAGAGGTTAAACCACGCTCAGAAACAATTGAGCCAGTAATCAAGGAAAACATGACCTCGAAACAGATAAGAAATCTCGAATACAGCTTAAAAACATATAATAAAAACCTACAAAAGTGGAAGTATATGATAGAATATTGTCAGAGAAAAGGGTTCGAGTTCATTATTATCACCGAAGAACATTTAGGAAATTGAGGGTCTTTTCCAGATCCATTTATCTTGACCACATCCCCAAATTCTATAATAATTTTGTGAATGCATGATTTGAACTTCAGTAAGTGTTGAATCATGGCCTAGACTAACTAATTTTCTTTTATTGTAACCAAACCGATGTTTTCTCAAACCATCGACCACCCACCAGTAGTTCAATCCACTATTCTTATCAAAAATGAATCCGAGTCTAGAATATACTTCACCAGAATATAGGGAAAGATCTGCGTAGGTTTTGATCTCTTCAATATTTGTGTTATTTCTGATAAAATATTCGAACAATCTAGATGCCGAACCAGTGACCTGATAATCAATACCGTTACAAAATCTTAGAAGTTCATATTCTTTTTTTCCATTGATCCAACGAAAGCCAAAAGTCATTAAGCTTACTAATCTATCTTCATAAAAAAGACCCAACGCTGTTGAATAGTTGGAATAACCTTGTATATGATTATCATTTAAAAACTTAGAAACTATTTCTCTTTGAGTTACCCCTTTAATTTGGCATTTTCTAGCAAATATTCTATTTTTAGATTTTTTACATCTATTTAATAAAATAGATTTAAGAACTTCTTTTCTATTTTTCCAGTCATCCTCCCAGATATGTATAAGTTGAACGCCTCTTTCTTTACATAAGTTTGTTTTCGTGAGATGATAGTTTTTATCTTTTTTAAATTCACTATGCCAATAAAGTCTGTTGAACTCAATAGCGAGATTGTGATCTGGTATATAAATATCAAGAAGTAGAGGTGAAATAAGATCTCTTTCACTAATTTTATGGTTGATTTCTTTTTCGTTTAGAAAAGAAGAAATTTCATCTTCAAATTTACTTCTATTGTATGATTTTATATTATCTCTTGAATGTTTTGTGTTCAAGTATGTTTCAACTCCGTATTTTATGAGGCAAGTTTGTTTTATTTTTTCTTTGACCTGGTCGAGTTCTAGCTGGTGATTGACGCCCCATCTTTCTAAGTAATATTTTTTTGTTTTCAATTTAAATTCTTCAGTCTTAAAGTAATGATCTGTTCCCCATTTTTCAAGTGCCGTTTTCTTGTATTTTTCTTGTATTTCTGGGTTTTGAAAACTAGATTTATGACCCCATCTCTCTAGGTTAGTTTCTTCCTGTCTTTTTTTGATGGTATCTGACTTAGAAACGTTATCCACACCCCACTTTTCTATCGAGGTATTCATTCTCTTCTCTTTTGTAGATTGATCTGTGGCTGAACATTTTGCTGAACAAAAGTCCCTATATCCATCTCTCCAGTTACGGTGAAAAGAGGTTTTACTCCCACACTTACAAGTATAATACTTCGGTTGGTTCGATACCCAATGCCAAATTTTCTGGATAAAGGGTAAGTCTTCAATATTTTTACAAAAACTTACGATCTCTTTGTATAGATCAGAGAAATTATTTCTGAGGAAATTTTCTCGTAATCTAACAGAGTGACCTTGTGTGACTTCATTTATCTTATTTAATCTTAGTTCATCCATAGACGAGGAGCGAATGTTTCATATTATATATATAGAAATAAAAAAAGTCCCTCTTTTGGAGGGACTTTTTCTTTTTTTGATTACAAGAAGGTTAGTTCAAGTATCCATTGGCGTCAGTAACGACCATAGTCATATACTGCTTTTGTGGATACCAACCTACTTCAGTTACAGCGTATCTAGATCTTAAAAGCATTCTTGGTGCGAATGTAGCTTCTGAGATAATACTGATGGATTGTGCCATCAAGTAAGGAACAAAGATGATACCTGGTTGATCAGGGTTGTTCTTTCTTCCGATTACGATTCTGTTGTCGTTATACTTCATATAAGGATCAACATATACGGTGATATCACCAATTTGACCTACTGGGTAAAGCTGACCAGAACCACTCAATTTTGATTTTAGAGGGTTGATAGTATAACCAGCGATGTCCATAAGCGATGCAGCTAGACCTCCGTTTGTTACAGCGAATTGAGCTGGACCAACACGACCTTCTGTGGCTATGAAGTTAGATGCATGAACCATTTTGGTGATAAGTTTTCTCTGATAGGCGTGTGTTGTTTCACCACCTGGTGCGGTAGCATAACTTGTATTATAGTCGAAGATAGAAGCACCACCCCTTGTAGGAGCAGAAGTTCTGTTGAGGTTACCCATTTCGAAAATCTTAAATACAATTTGCTTAGAGATAGTCTGTGAAAGTTCATTCACAAGGATACTTTCCATTTTTTGAGTGATATCCATACCAGTGTTGGCTTTGATATCCTCAATTTCAGTTCTTCTAAGAGCTGATGATACTTCAATTGTACCTACAGCAACCGACTTAGTAGAAACTTTTGGTCCGATTACACCTGCGTATGAGTTGTCATCGTCACCACGACCCATTGGGTAATCACCAGAAGCAGAAGCTCCTGTCCAGTTTGCTGAGAAACCAGGAATGTGATCTTCAAGTGCTGAAACAAGTTCAACAGTAACACCAGATGCAGTTACACCAGCGATGTTACGAATTTGAGCTGCGATAGTAGCAGTTGGGCCAAATGTGTTTTTTGCTTGATCATATACGTTTAGAGATGTGAATGCTGACAAATTAGCCGAACCAACAGCGTTTGTTTGTCTGTAGGCTCTGAACATTGGGTATCCATCGATACGTGAGAAACCTAAGAATTCAACAAGACCTTCTTTATTGTCAGAAGCAGCAGGTATAGCTTGAGTCATAGCTGTAGAGTTGAATACATTATCAAAAATTCTACCACCGGATAGACCACCAGTTGTTTCTGTGATGGCTGGGCTAGCACCTGCTAAAGAAGCTGTGATACCTGCTTTGATGGCATCCAAGTTTGAGGCATTAACCTTGAAAACTTGTGGTCTGCCTTCATTTTCTTCATCTACATCATCGTATCTGAAATCGATGAATAGAAGTTCAATTCTTGGGCCAGGGGTTGGTTTTACAGCTACAAGGTCAAGACCGATTGTTTGAGCTGCGATTTTCATAGCAACTGGTAGTAGATTCTGAGCTACGTCACCCGAACCAGGAGTTGCGTTGATGGTTTGACCAGCGAAGCTGGCTGGGTTTGGAGCTAATACGCTACCCATACCTTGAATACCTGCGTTTACGTAGGCATTTTCATTGATTGAGTGATATTCAGCATATTCTGACATCCAACCCAAACGTTCACTATCTGTGACACCCATGTTCTCTAGAACAGGAGACCACTTCTTAAGTGCTTTTTGTGAATCAATTCTTATGTGAGACATTTTTTTATTTTTTTTTGTTTTATATATTCCTTAAAAAACCATACTTTTTACAGAGGTGGATTTTTTATTGAATATTAGATACTTTTGAATCTTTCTAGTATAGATCCGATTTCTTTTTCACTTAGTCTATCTTCTTGAATAAGAGCTTCGTGAGAAACTAACTTCTTAGAAGTTTGTTCTTTTTTGAATTGTCTTGTGTTCCAGAAGTGTTCAACTTTAAGTTCAGAATCAAGTTCTGGATAAAGTTTAGCTTGTGAAATAATCGATTTCTTACTTGATTCATCGATCTTTGTCCAGATTGGCTTTATGTTATCAGGCATCAATCTGATTAGTCTTTCTTCTAAAGACTCGTTTTTGGCCGATAGAGCCTCGTTGATTAGTCTTAAAACCTCACCACCAGTAAAATAACTTCTTTCGTTTACATAAAGTTTTACTGTTTCCTGCTCTTCATTTGTAAGATTGTGGAAACTATCTACTTGTGTTTTGTTAAGGAATTTTAAGAAATTCAAATCATTATTCTCAGAAACTTTTCTTTTTTTAGCTTCTAAAATCAGTTTATCTATTTGTTTTGATAATTTAGATTCATTGTAAACAGGGTTCTCTTCTTCTTCGAGTGGATCGGTTTCGATAGTATCTTCATCGTAACCACACTCCTCACAACCTTCTGTGTCCATATAGTATGCAGAAGTTGATTTTGGAAGATCTCCTTTCATTTTGCCATACATCGGAAGTTCTTCTTCTTCGTTTGGTTCGTCTGTTGGCATTTCATCCATAGCAACTACCTCTTCTTCTTCAAATCCGAAGTCTTCAAGTGTTGGAATAATTTTACCACCTTTTGATTCATTGATTCTTGAACCATTTAATTTTTCTGAAATAAGTCCAGCATAAGAAATTGTCTTATCAACATTTTCAGCTAGATACTCAGAATAAGCGATGTTATCATCTAGATGCTCGGCGATGTATTCAGAGTAAGCGATGTTACCATCAAGGTTCTCAGCGATATACTCAGAATAAGCAATAGAGTTATCTAGATTTTCAGCTAGATATTCAGAGTAAGCGATGTTTGTATCAAGGTTCTCAGCAATATACTCTGCGTATTTGATACTACTTTCTAGATTCTCAGCAATGTATTCTGAGTAGGAGATATTTCTATCCAAGTTCTCAGCTAGGTATTCTGAATAAGAAATATTTCTATCCAAATTCTCGGCTAAATATTTAGAGTAAGAGATATTTCTATCTACGTTCTCAGCTAGATACTCAGAGTAAGAAATGTTCTTGTCTAGATTTTCGGCTAGATATTCCGAATAGTTGATTGCTTTTTCTAGATTTTCGGCTAGGTAATCGTTGTGAGAAATGATTTTCTCAGTTTTTGTTCTCAAGTCTTTGTTTTCATTAACAACAACTTGAATTTTCTCAGCTAGATAATCTAAATATTTAACTACTTGGCCGTTAGTCTTATTTAGTTCTGCAGAATACTCAATAAGTTTTTCAACTTTCTTAGGTTCAACACTACCTTTGGTGATAGCTGTTTTTACCTGTTGCTTTGTTGAAGCGATTTCATTAATTAGATAATTAGAATAGTCCGTGAGTTGTCTTTTTGTAACAAATTCATTTTTGTTCATATTAAAAAGTTCATTTATTTTGGACTCGTTGGATACTTCGTATATCCTAAAGTTGCTTTTATTATTAAATCCTAGGGATTCATTGATCGAAGACATACGAGCTGATGCAAATCCAGGATCTGCTACGATATCGTAAGTAAATAGTTTCTTGAGTGTTACTGATCCGTCGGATTCAGTAATACCAGCTGCTCTTGAGGAAACAAAGATTGGGCAACCATCATCAACAAGTGACTTAGCTTCTTTACCCCAATAAGTAGAAAGTAGTTTAATTCTACCATCAACTCTGTTTTCATTTTTGAGATATTTTGCCTCTAAAACAAGGTGTGAAGCTCTAGAAAGAGATGTATCAAAAACATCTGGGTGATCAAATTCGCCATAGACGACACCCATGTTTTGAATTCTTTCTGTTAGTTCAGTTAAGGCCGGAACGAATTTATCGGCTGTGTATATCCTCTCATTTCTGTTCTTTTTATCGAACTCGGTGAAGATACCACCTAGAACATAACTGTTTTTTTGTGATGTTGCACTCTCATTGACCTCTAAAGGATTAGTGTTGTTTTCAACAATTAATATTGGTTTCATGAAGGCTTTTTTTTGTTTATATATTAATTAAAAAATCCACTATTAAAGAAGGTGGATTTTTTATATAAACTCAAAAACCTACTTATTCAAGATCCATTTTCTGTTACCACAATTCCAAACTCTTGAGTATCCAAGTTCTTGTGTTATTTGCTCTTCTGTTTTGTTTGGATCAGCTCCTTTTTTTACAAGTAAGTGTTTTCTATAGTTGAAACGATGTTTTCTAATACCATTAACAACATACCAATATCCGGGTTGTGATTGTCCTGAATAGTCAAAACCCAATGTTTCGTATAGTTCTCCCTGAGAAATCATATTATCTGAGTAGGTTTGTATCTGTATCCAAGAATAGTTGTTTTTAAAGTGTTTTAGTAATTTTGAGGCACTTCCTGGACT